GCGACGCACTGACAGCCGAGACCAAGCTCGACCGCGATCTGGCGCACTTGGGGGACCCGGACGTAGGCCGGCGTACGGTCTCATCGCGCCGGCGGCGTGAGCCGGAAGAACAGGCGCTTGTCTACCGGGGCAGTCGCACACGCGGCCCCCTGGTCGCGCAAGAGATCGACATTATCGTCCCGGACGAGGACAACGACGCCAGGGTCGCCGACATGCAGGCCGTTATTTCTGGCATGGACGAAGATAGCCAGCGCGCGGCGTGGGCCGCCGCTGCCGCGCTCCGCAATCGTGAGCCGGAGCCCTACGTGCCGCTCGCGGAGCGGTTGATCGTCAGTGGTATTGACTACCACTTCTCACTCGGAAAGTCCACACTCGTCCATGAGGATGACGTGGACTATGTGCTGGCGCACCCGTTCTACCGCATCGAGCGCGTTGGCGACATCAACGCCGAGGAGGACGCGCTGCCGCCCGCGATTGTGCGTCGGAACACAGCGGCCGCGACGACCCAGCGGCAGAGGGCATAGCCATGGCAAAAAAGACACCGACGCCTACAGTCGATAGCGAGGGGGCCAGGGCGCGCTTGGCTGCGACGAAGGCGAAAGCGGCCCTGACGCCGCGTGACCTAGCCCTTCTGCACTGGCCGTCCATTCCACCACGGCCTTATGCGCCAACGACAGTGGTGCTCGATGAGAGCACCCAACGGGGCCGGGAGACACGAGGCCCCGACGGTACGGCCAGATGGTCGCCGAATGGTCCCGGCCCCGACGCCTACGGAGAGTGATATGAGCATGGCAGACACGACACAGCACACGCCCCGCGCGATCCTGGCCCAGGCGCGCGCACGGAACGCCGCATTGCAGGCCAAGGGCTTGGCGGCACAGCGCATCGGCCGGGGCCTCGTGGCCGTTGAGCGCGACGATGTACGGGCCACCCCGCATGACATCGCCTTGGCCCTCGTACGCTGCCTGGCCCTGGTGAAGGATATGATGGCCCTAAGCACTGATGTCGTGACGGCCTGTGACGCCGCGCCCACGGACGTGGATCGTGAGCGTGGCGAGAAGCCGGGGCCAAAGTGCGATGGTTGCTAATGCTTGCCGATGGTTGTGGTACAGGTATGGAGCAGGAGGGCCTGATGGCTGACGAGATATGCCAGGCCACGCGTGCCGATGGGTCGCCCTGTCGGGCGCGCGCCCTCCCCGCTAGTACCCGGTGCTTCGCCCATGAGCCGTCGCTACAGGGCAAAGCCACGACCGCGCGGCGCGCGGGGGGATTAAACAAGGCCAACGCGGTGCGCGCCGAGAAGGTCTTGCCGCGCGACTTACGGCCCCTGCTCCCGCTGTTGGTCAAGGGCATGATGGACGTGCGCGACGGCAATTTAGAGCCCGCTCGTCTATCGGCCATGGCGGCGGCCGCTGGTGCGGCTGTACGGTTGTATTCCGTCGTGGACGCCGACGAGATCGCGGCGCGCGTCGCCGCCTTAGAACAGCGCGAGGAGCACAGCCCCCATGCCAACGGACCGGATACTGCTTAATCGTTTGCGCGCCCTGGAACAGGGCGCCGTGGAGGAGGAACGAGCCGGCCTGCTCAACCCGGACGCGGACCTGGGCGGCCTCGACGCCGTGTGGGTGGTCGAGGAGGTCGCCCGCTGCCGGCGCGATCCCGAGTACTTCATCGACAGTTACTGCAAGGTCGAGGCCGACACCGGCGCCGGTGTCATCCCTTTCCACCTGTTCGACTACCAGCGCGACGTCTTGCGCCAGTGGATGGAGCACGGCGAGTCGATCACCCTGAAAGCCCGACAACTGGGCATTACCGAGTTAGCGGCGGCGCTGGCCTTGTGGACGGTCGATTTTCACCCACACAACCGCGTCATCGTGTTCGCGCAGGATGAAAGTAAAGCCAAAGAGTTCAGCCGCAAGTGCCGCGTGGCGTGGGAAAACTTGCCGATTTGGCTCCAGGTCCCGTTGTCCAACCCCCAGTTGACCACGACGCTGGAACTCGCCAACGGGTCGCGCATCCTGCCGCAGGCCGCGACCGAGAAGGCCGCGCGCTCCCTCAACTGTCAATTGCTGGTACTCGATGAGTTCGCGCATCAGGAATATGGCGCCGCGATCTTCGACGCGGCCGCCGTCACGGCCCGGAGCGCTGGCCAGCGTATCCTCGTCATCAGCACTGCCAATGGAGCGGGCAATTCTTTTGCCTCTCATTGGCAGCAGGCGGTCAACGGCGAGGGCATGTGGCCCATCTTCCTGCCGTGGGACATTCGACCAGGGCGGGATGAGGTATGGTACGCCAACGCCACGAAGGGCTACGACACCTCGAAGAAGAACCAGGAGTACCCCGCAAACCCGGAAACGGCCTTTATTCTCTCCGGTCGCCCACGCTTCGACACGGTGGCGCTAGAAGCGATCCTCGCGGGCTGTCGCGTGCCGATAGCGACCGAGTTGAACGGTGGGCTCAAAGTGTGGGAGATGCCCGTACAGGGGCGCTCCTACGTCGTGGGGGCTGATCCCGCCGAGGGCTTGCACACGGGCGACTACTCAGCCGCCGTGGTCATCGACCAGCAGACGGGGCTCGATGTGGCGTGGGTGCACGGGCATTTCCCGCCGCAGCAGTTCGCGGCCATCCTAAACGATCTGGGCCTGTGGTACAACGGCGCGCTGCTCGGCTGTGAACGGAACAACCACGGCGGCACCGTGCTCTTGGAACTGCAAAACCACGCGTACCCCGCCCTGTACGCGCACCGCGACTACGACGCCATCGGCAACGCGTCCGAGCGCGTGGGCTGGCCAACCACTAGCAAAACCAAACCCATCGCTATCGACGGCCTGGCCCAGGCCATCCAGGAGCGCTGGCCGTTCCACGACGCTGCATTCGTGGCTGAGTGCCGGACCTACGTCGTCAAAGACAACGGCAGCACGGGCGCGAGTGGGTCGCTCAACGACGATCGCGTCATTGCCGCCGCGATAGCCCTCCAACTCAGGAACTTCCAGCCGGCCACCGAGGAGATCGTCTACCTGGAGGACATCGTAGGCGACTACCGCGTCCACATCGCTGGCGAGTCGTACCAAAACCCACAGCAGCAGGCGCTGTCAGAGTGGCGCCGCTACTTCGGCGGTTGAGTGACCGTCTAACACCAATAGGAGACAGACTAATGAGCACCACAACCAATCGACCCACGCGAGCGACGGCGCACACGTTACATGCGCAACTCGACGACATGCTTTCGCCTACCCGTGCATCCGCCCCGGAGCCGCCAACGACGCCCCCCACCGCGACATCGCTTGTGGACGACTTGAACGAGATCGCGCGTCGTAGTCAGCCCCGCCCGCCTCGCGTGCCGGCGCCGCAGCCTGAGCCGGTTGCCCTGCACGAAGCCTATGAGTGGGACCCCGAGCCGACGGTAGATGACCCATGGGGGTTGCGCGAGCGCATGGACACGTTGGAGACCGCGATTGCCGCACGTACCGCTCCGCGCCAGGCCGCGCCCGTCGTAGACCCGCAGGCAGAGACCCGCGCGGCACGTCTGAGCGAGGCCTACCGCCGTATTGACGAGATCGTAGGGTAGAAAGGGAGGCACGATACATGACTAGCCTACCTAGATTTCGTACAAACGGGTGAATGACCCCCGTGCGATAGGCTTTGTGTGTGAGAACAAAACCCTATCACAGGAGGTCATTCGATGAGAATAGTAGCGTTTGAGGACGGTGGAGAGCAAGAGGCGACGGTGTCGCCGTTCCTGATGCTGGTGCTGGAGCATGGGATGGAGATCGGTGTGTTGGGCGTGTACGGACTGCTCGATCGGCTGCTGCATGTGGCGATGAAAACGGTGCGTCACAGCCCACTCGACAAAGCGCAGACGATCATCGCCTCGTTGGTGCTGGGCTGCGCGCACACCAAGGCCATCAACGACACCTTGGGGGAGGAGGAGGCTGCGGCCAACTATCTGGGGAAGGAGCGCTGGCCCGACCAGTCGCAGATTAACCGCTACCTGACGCGCTTCACGGCAGAGAATGTGGACGAACTCGGCGCGGTGCATGAGCAGGCGCTGCGCCAGGAGTCGCGGGCGCGGCGGACCGGCGGTCTGCTGGTGGTGGACATCGACCAATGCGGTCTTGTCGCCAACGGGCAAACCTATGAGTTCCAGCGCAAGGGGTATTTCCCGCGCAAGCGGGGCGACAAAGGCTATCAACTCTCGCTGGCCTACATCGGCGCCTACGAGGAGGCCGTCGCCCTCTACCTGGACCCTGGCAACGTCCACTGCAAGGGCCGCCTGCACGATCTGCTGCGCGCCACCGACCGCCTCTTCGGCCCCGAGGAGACCGCCGTCGAGCTGCTCCGGCGGCTCGACGCGGGCTACGACAGCGCCGCCAACCGCGTGCTGTTGGCGGGTCTGCCGGGCTACGTCCTGCTCAAAGGGGCGCAGCCGGACTTGGCCGAACGCCTGGCGCAGCGCATCCCGCTGTCGCACTGGCGGCCCCTCGCCGACGATGTGCACGGTGCGGAGGTGGCCCCCGACGCGAGCGGCCTGCGCCGCCTGGTCTACGAACTGCACCAGGCCGATGGCACCGTGGACTATGCCCTGCTCTACACCAACCTGCCCACCACCTGGACCCCTGACCAGCTCTTCGCGCTCTACAACGACCGCGCGACCATCGAAGCCTTCTTCTGTCAGTCGCGCCACGTCTACAACATCCAGAACATGCGCTCGCGGAAATTCCACGCCATCTACGCCTTCCTGCGCTTCGTCGCACTCACGCACAACTTGCTGGTCTGGACCAAACACGCCCGCCTGGCCCGGCCCGATCTCGCGTCTGCCTCGGTCGAGGGGAACGAGGACGCGGCTGAGGCCGCCATGGACAGCGCGAACGCGTTTGACCTGGCGACCGCCACGACGCGCCAGTTGGTCTGCTATGCCGCACGGGTCCGCGCCCAGGTGCAGTGGAGCTGGGATGATGGGCGCTGGCACCTGCGCATCCTGCGTCCACGCGCCGGCGCGTCCGGCGCGTCGCGTGCGGCCCACTGGGCCGCGCTGCTCATTGCCGCTCTTGTTCCACCACCACAACCCGTCCAATTACCCCTGCCTTTTGCCCGTTTGCACAAAACGTAGGTAGCCTAAACTCACCGCAGGCCATGGAGGCGGCCGCCTTCCAACAGCTCCAAAGCACGTTAATTAACCAAGCCCGCGATTCCCAGTTGTCCCTCCAACACAAGGCGACGTGGGAGCGGGAGCATCGCATGGTCTGGACGGAATCGCCCCTCGCCGTGAGGACGGCCATACAAGCGCGCCAGGCGGCCATACAGAGCCAGCAGCAGCGCTTGGAGGAGCTTGCTAAAGACATCTACGCCGCCAGCCTGGAGGCGCTCAAACGCCGTTACCGCGAACGGCGAGACATCACGGGCGTCGAGTACGACGCGGGGCAGCGCGAACTACACAATCGGTGGCAGTCGCGCCGGGTCGACCTGGCCCGCCGCTATGTCTATACCTTTGCCGAGGCCCGCCTGAAAGAGATTCAGGGGCAAGCGTACGAGGCCGCCCGCGCGGCGGCCGATGCGGTGTGGGAGCGGGAGGGCGCGGCCCTCATCGAGTCGTACGCGATGAGCCAACCGCCGGCGTGGGCGTCTGAGCCCGCGCAGGGCGACGGTGTAGAGGACGACGATAGGCCGGCGACCGTGCGACGACAGAGCAGGGCCGTACGCTAACGAGAAGCGGCCGCGCATAGGCCAACAGAGAACCGAAAGGTATAGGAGAACGAACGATGCCGGAAGGTAGGATTGTGAGCATGGACAGTGAGGGCGGTGGGGGCGTGATCCGCCCGACGCGTCGCCGGGCCGATATCGCCTTTACAGCGGACGGGGTGAACCAGGAGGGGCCGCTCTCCTGCGGGGAGTGGGTACTCTATCAATTTAGCGACCCCCTCCCCCAGGGGCGGCGCGTGGCCGTCAACGTGCGCCGCGCCACGGCGCCGGCCCATGGTCCCATTCAGCATGATCCCCGGTGGCGCGCGACGTGGAGAAACATCGAGAAAAACCACACCGAGTACGGCGCGGCGGTCGAGCGGCGCTGGGAGCGAGGGGAATTGACGCTGCACCAGCGCGCTGGGCTGCTCGTCGATGCGGAGTATGAGCGCTTGACGCTGCTCGCGGGCCTCATCGCACGCGCGGCCAGCGAGGCGCCGGCGTCGGTGACATCCCCAGCCATTCCGTCAGGCGGCGACACACAGGCGGCCGACGGCGCTGACGCCCCCGGCGCTCCGACGCCTGACGGAGTGGCGTCGGGCGCGATCGTCACGCTCAAACCGGAGCACGGGTTCGGATTCGTGCGCCTGGGCTCGGGGGTGGATGTCTATTTCCACGCGTCCGACGTCGCGGGCGGCACGGACTACACCGAGTTGCGCGTCGGTGATCGTGTCGCCTTCCGCATGGGGGACGATGCGCGCGGGAGGGGACTGCGCGCCATCGAGGTACGACGCCTGGCGCCCGCCCTCACCGTTGGCAAAGACGAGCGGGGAACCGTCGTTCCCCGCCGCTGGCCGCTCCCGATGGGTGGTCCGCATGAGACCGAAGAGGACCATACAGTGGCTGACTGGGGCCGGGCGTCGTAGTGCGGTCGCTTAGACCGGCCTTAGCCGCGACACACACACAATAAGGAGAAATGATGGATCACGACCTACAGACAGCAACAGAACCAGGGCGCCCCTGCGCCGTCGACGTGCGCCCGCTCGCCGCGGTAGACGCCGGGGGTGACCGATGAGCGAGCGCGCGCACATCTCCGGCGGCAACCAGGAACGCGTCGAGACGACGGCGCTGGGCGACGTGCCGGAAACGGGGCAGACATCCTTCAATGGCGTCGGAACCGACTTGATCCTGAACAACATACAGGCGGTCCTCGTGCCCGCTGGGGCGCGCACCGCCGCGCCTCCCATCGCCACCCAGTCCAATCTTAACCACCGCGGCGTGCTGCTGTTCCTCAACGTCACGGCCTCCCCCGCCATCGCGGCGGCTTCCCTGACGCTACGGTTGCAGGCCATCGAGCCGGTGAGCGGGACGGCGGTGGTCGCGCTGTTGACGGGCGCGGCGCTCACGGCCTCGGCGACCGCCAACAGCGCCGTCGGCCTCTACACCTACGCCTACTACCCAGGGTTACCCAACACGGCGACAGCGCTCGGCGGCCTGACGCTGGCCCAGAACGGCATCCTGCCGCGCGTGTGGACCGCGTCCATGACCCCGACCACGGGGGACTCATGGGCGTACAGTCTGGCGTACGCGCTCGTCCTGTAGCCTCCGACGCGTGACGGGGACCCGTCCTGACGGCCACCGGTGTATAAGCCCATACGCCAGGGGCTCCCTGCTCTCGGTATCGGCAAAGGGAGGCGTCGCCTGTCGGGGCGAGTGTGAGACAACAGCACGAGCCGGTCGTGGGTGGGGGAACGCTCACGACCAGCCCGTGACGAGGTCTGGCGGCGTCCTTTCCCCAAGCAACGCCGCCATCGACCCCACTCCCTGTATCGACATTCCGCGCGTCTAACCCACAGGACGACGAGAGCCGGCCGCCGGCCTATCCCTGCCACGACGGCTGCTGCTTGCTGACCATTATGCTATGGACACCCCCTGCGTCAGCGCCGACACTACGCGTGCATGCGTCGATGGGCGCGTGTACCGGCTGACCCAAGGAGATCTTACATGGACAGGACCCCTCACACCCTCGCGGCGACCCTCGCCCTGTTCGATGGCGACGCCGACGAAGCGACCGTCGTCGCACGTATCGTGGCGCTGCGTCAGGACCCCGACTGGCGGGTGGCTATGCATTATGGGAACAAGCGCTGCGCGATCACCTTG